TCAATAATTTTATCATCTTCGAGGATTGTGTCTAGCACTTCACTTGGATCGCTGTAGATATTTTTCATAATGTGCGTGTACGAGCGACTGTGAATAGTTTCAAAAAAGTCCCAAGTCACAATACAGCCTTCTAGCTCAGGAATACTAACATGAGGCAAGAAGCTAAGACATGGTCCGCGACCTTGTACACTATCTAGCAGAGTTTGATACTTTAGGTTAGCTGTAAAAATATGTTTTTGCTCTGGCCTAAAGTTTGCATAGTCTGCTCGATCTTTTTGCAAACTGACTTCTTCAGGTCTCCAAAAATAACCAAGCATAGTTTGGTTAAGTTTATCAAACACAGGAAACTTAAATACATCATAGCGCTGGGTATTTTGTTCAGCTCCAAAAAACATATTTTGTTTTGTGAAATCAACTTTCTCTTGATTAAAAACGGTTTTACTCATATTGCGCATGCCTCACACATTTCGTCTTCCTCTGGAAGATCTTCTAAAATTATATTTTCTTCGACTTTCGATTCTTCATCTGTAATCTCAGACGGATCAACTTTGTAATCATAAGTGTTTTGATAGTAGCTTGTCTTCCAACCTAGCTTGTAGGTAGTTAACAAGTCTTGCATCATTACACTCATTGGTACTTCATTGTCCTGATACTGTATTGGATTATAACTCCAATTTGCAGAAATTGCTTGATCAAAAAACTTCTGCATAGCAGCAACAATCTTTATGTAACCCTCGTTACCTTTCATATCCCAAAGCAAAGTATAGTGTTGCTTTAGTGATTGATACTGTGGCACAATTTGCTTTAATGGCCCTTTTTTACTTTTCTTAACGCTTAAATATCCACGTGGCGGTTCGATGCCATTTGTTGCATTACACACTACACTTGAACTTTCACTTGGCATTTGAGCACTCAGTGTAGAATGCCGCAATCCCCATGTTGCAATATCTTCACGTAGTGCATCCCAATCGTGTCGTAGATCTACGCCGCCGATTGCTTCGTCGACGTCTTGTTTGTAAGTATCAATCGGAAGCACGTTATCTGCATATTTTGTGCGTTCGAAATATTCACACTGGCCACGTTCTTGTGCAAGTTTGTTTGATGCCTTAAGCAGATAGTACTGGAAACTTTCGGTAAGTTTGTGTACAAGCACTGCTGCTTCATTATCTTCATAACTAACTTTATTTTTTGCAAGGAAGTGGGCAAGCCCTACATAACCAATACCTAGTGAGCGACGTGCTTTAGTGGAAATTTCTGCTGCTTGTACTGGGTACTTTTGGTAATCAATAATCTGCTCCAAAGCTCTTACTGCAAGATCGCAAAGATCTTCAAGATCGTCTAGTTCTTTGATAAGCCCAACGTTTATAGCGCTTAAAATACAAAGTGCAATTTCGCCATCTTTATCATCGATATGATCTAAAGGTGTCGTAGGCAATGTAATCTCTTGACATAAGTTACTCATATAAACTTTGTCTTTAAAAGAACTATGTGTGTTTGCGTGATCTACATTCATAATGTAGATACGTCCGGTCTCAGCTCGTTCCTTAATTAACTCACTAAACAGTTCCATTGCAGGCACACGCTTTTTCGGAATAGAACGACTGTTCTCGTATTGCTGATAAAGTTCTTCAAACTCGTCAGGATCGCCAAAGTAAGCTTCGTAGAGCCCTGGAACATCATGTGGTGAAAATAATGTAATATCTTCTCCGTTCAGCAGCCTAGTGTACATTGTCCTGTTGAGTTGTATACTATAGTCCAATTTTCTTACACGACTGTCTTCTGTGCCTTTGTTGTTTTTCAACACAAGTATATCTTCAATCTCTTGATGCCACAACGGGAAATGAACAGTAGCACTACCTCCTCGTACTCCGTTCTGTGTACAACATCGTACAGTAGATTCAAACTTTTTTAAGAACGGAACCACCCCAGTGTGCGCAACTTCGCCGCCGCGGATTTTACTGTTGACTCCACGAATTCTACCAGCATTAATCCCGATACCAGCACGTTGAGCGGTATAGCGGCCAATAGCCATATCACTAGAGAAAATGCTGTTGAGAGTGTCATCACTATCCACAAGCACACAGCTAGCAAATTGACGTATTGGCGTTCTAACCCCTGCCATAACGGGTGTAGGAATGTTAACTTTGAATAGAGAAATTGCATCATAGTACTTCTTTACATATTGTAAGCGCTCTGCTTTAGGATAATCAGCAAATAGTGTTGCTGCAATCATCATGTACATAAACTGTGGCGTTTCAAAAATTTCCCCAGAGGATCGATCCTGTACTAGGTACTTATCAACTACTTGTCTTAGTCCTGCATATGTAAAGTTTTCATCACGTTTGTGATGGATATAAGAATCTAATTTATCAATCTCTTCTTGACTGTACATTGACAAAATTTCGCGATCGTATACACCACGGAAAATATTTTTCTCAATGATTTGACTTAGTGTAATAGTTTGGTATCCGCCAAACACTTGCTTGTACAAGCCGTAAGATAGTAGTCGTGCTGCTGCATATTGATAGTTTGGAGTTTCAAGATTTATAAGATCGCTAGCGCTTCGTACAAGTACTTCTTGTATCTCTCCAGTCGACATACCGTTATAGAATTGTATGTTTGCATTCATTTCAATTTGACTACTACTGACACCAGCTAGTCCATTACATGCTTCTTCTACAACGAAGTGAATTTTGTCGATGTCGAGTGGTTCTCGAGAACCATCACGCTTGACAATCATTATATCTCGATTCATAACTGCTCCAAATTTTTATTATTATAGTAGGTATTCCGCCAAAAGTCAATATTATTTTGTTGGTATAATATGTATCTCGAATTGGCGTAGTGTTATAACACTGCTTAATGGGTTTTGTGAAATTATTTTATCAATTCTACAGAATATCTAAACTTACAACTTCCTAATAGATCGTTTTTTACGCCTAGTAAAATTGTTTCGTCTGAGCTATCACCGTTAACATCTGTAAGTGTTGCATTAAACAAGAAATCTAATTCTTTGTTTGCATCACCTTCGTAGTCGTAACTGTCACTTATCCTTACAGTATTAGATACTCCATTACAAGTAACACGAAGTTCACCCGATCTAGTGGCACTAAAGTCTAAACTGTTTAGATGATAGCGAATTTTAAACTGCTGTGCTTCAACACCTGTATCTGCAGGAAGTCTAAGTCTTGTTACATAGGTACTACTTGATCCTATTTGTCGTTCTATATAATACCTGCTGGTATGATTCACACTACCTTGAATCTCATTTATGTACGGGTAACCTACGTAGGTGTTATCACTGAGAATTTTTGATCTAGAAAAGTAATCATTTATGCTTGCATTACCTGCAATATCAAATCGCAAAACAGGATGTGCTGCTTCATAATCAGCGCCGTGGTTATTTCCTACAAATTCAAACGTGTTTTCTTGGCTCACATTATCGTAACCAAACTTAAAATAAATTGCCTGCTGACTTACGTCCTTAAATGTAGAATTTTCAACTTTGTTTTGTATTGCTCCTGTTCTAATACCACTTGACGAGGACGAATCTAAAGTTGAAACTCCTACACCGAATCCTAGTCCAACGCCTAAGTCGTAAAAATTACAACTTTCCCAAAGATTAAATTCAGTATCCCAATCGCTGTATACAGCATAAGACAAATGATCAAATTTACAATTAACAAATCTGTTGTTAGTGCTTTTTACACTGGCACTCAAATTGTTTAGAACAATTCCACTATTGGCAGATGTAATACCGTCTGTTGATGACCATGCACCTTTAAACTTTACATTTTCAAATATGCTATCTTTACAGCTATCCATTTGTAAAATTGTATTATTTTGCGTGGTTTCTAAATTACAATTACGGAATAACAAATGACTGCTTTGATTTGCTGTAGTGCTGGTACTGTGTGCAGCTGGTGATCCAGGGGTGCTGTCTTCGTTTACTGTAACAAAACAAACAGTTTGAGATCCTGTGTTTCTAATAACAGTGTTGTCTATACCCTCACCTACTATATTAACATGGGGTGGTAAGTATACAGTATTAGTGATAGTGTACACACCTGCAGGAAAATATAACACAACTCTGCTCTTTTCCGTGCCTTTAGTAGACGTGTTTAGATATAATTGGTCAACTGCGTTCTGTAACAATGTTGTTACATCTTGTGTGCTTGTGCCAGTCATACCAAAATCAGCAGCAGAAGCAAAATCATCTAATTTATTTTGCAACGTGCGTTTGGTATTGTCCGTTACGCCTGTTCTAATATAGCCTAGATCTGAATTGTATGAATACTCATTTGCTAATTGAAAGATATTTGACTCATTTGTTAATATCTGTGTGTTACCAACAGCTGGCGCACCTTCACTAACAGAACCATTACCTATAAAAAGCTCTTGAGTATCTACAGCCCAACCTAGCTCACCACTTGCTAATTGTGGTAAACCTGAACCTGAATTCTTTTTACCACGTCTTACTTGTATTTTACTGATCTGAACAACAGCCATTAGATTACCTCACCTATATAAGCTATTTATCAGCTTTTCCTAGTTTGCTAAAGGGTTATCCAAAGCTAATTGTAGTTTAGAGTTTAAGCGATTTTCGAGCTCATTGATTTTTCTATCTGTATCTGCATATAATTGATCTCGCTTAGTATCAAATCTTTGATCTGCAATATCAATCATTTCTCGCACATCTGCTTCGGAAGCATTTACACGATTTTCAATTCTATCTACTAGATCTTCCACTCTGCCTACATCATCTTTTAGATCATTACGTATGTCTCTTGCATAATCTGTAGCTTGCATTACAGCGTCTTCAGTAGCATCCATTTGTTCTGCAAGCACACTCATCTGTTGCTCTATTCCCGACAGGTCTGGTGCTACATACGATTGGATCATTTCTTTCATATCCATGTAATCATTATATACTGTAAAAGCGCCATATAAACCACCTACTACGCTAGAAGCAAGGGCAAATGCTGCCCCTGCTGTAACTGCTGTTACTTTAATACCAAGTATTTTAAATTCTTTATTTTTAAAATTCTCGATACTATCTTCTAGTTGTTCGAGGCCTTCTCCTAAATCTTTGTCAGCCACGTTTTTATCTCCTTAATCTAGGACTACTTTACCTTCTGCAAGTAGTCTTTCTCTGTTTTTCATGTGTTGTTCTTGTACGTCATCTTTGCTTTGACCATGATAAGGTACTGCATGACCTTCTTCAATCATATAAGCAGTTACACGTTTTTCGCCAATTAAAAAATCACCAAGAATACGTCCAAACTTGCCTTTCATATCTTCGCCGTTTTTTGCTACTTCGGTTTTTAAGACTTGATAAGAACCTTCAGGTAATAATTCTTTCAACCGTTCTTTACTTGCTAATCCAAATGCTTTTTCTGTTAAATCTCTAGTTCTTGATTCAGGAGTGTCTATTCCCATAATTCGAACTCGTTCGTCCGTTAGACATACGCCAAAACCTAGATCAATATCAACGTCAACTGTGTCGCCGTCAACTACTTTTAAAATTTTTGCTCTATATTGATACATACCCTCTCCTTTATTATATCAATTATATTGGCTTTGCACCATCTCCCTATGCTTTAGCTCTTGTGCTAGACCATTTCGTAAGCCCTGCCTACTGTCAGGAACATACAAATCTTCATACGGGTTTTCTGATACATATAACAAGCCATCTGGAACTGTTGCGTTATATGCACTAAACCCTGGGACATAACTCATAAGTGCAAGTATTTGTGCTTGCAAAGCCATTTGTGCTTCTGCATCTGCTGCCGCTGCTAAATCTTCAGCGAGACTTTTGAGTTTGTCCTTTACTAATTCTTTTACTTTTTCTCTTTTTGAATCATTACCTTCTTCATCTAATTCTTCAGTCATTTCTGATTCGTTATCGGTTGACTCTTCTACGGTTGCTTCTATAACAACTATAGGATCAGGCATTGTATTTTGTACAGGTAAAGCTGCAACTACAACTGTTGTTGAAGATTCTTGTTGCGGAGTATAATTTGGACACAACGGTGAATATTGTGGATCTGCATTACACATGCTGTTAAAGTATGCATCTTGGTAACCCGGACATGACATATCATACAGAGGATTCGCTGTGCATTGTGTTGTAAAAAGCTGTTCAGCAAAAGCTTCAGCATAGCCAGGACACGAAGGATCGGCAAGTGGATCTGTATAACAAGGATTTGCAGAATATATTAGGTTTAATGAAGATGCTCCAGTTGCAAATTCTGGGCCGTAATATCCTGCCCAATTGCCTGTATCGTCGCCAAAAGCAGATACTACTAAGTTTCCAAAGAAAGCAGGTTCAAGAAAAGGATCGCCAAAATATGTTGATCCCGAAAACGTTGTCCAATCGTATGAACCACTATAGTTGTATGTGTATTGTTTATATAAACTACCGTCAGCGTTATAGATGCTAACTGTAATGTAAAATGGATCAGTGCCAGGCTGATCACCAAAAAGATTAGCGTTACCGTTTTTAATGGTCCATGAATATCTATATCCGTCTACTTGTATTCCTGCTTCTTGCAGGGCTTGATTTATTGCTATAGTTTGCCTAACCACTCCGCCTCCCCAGCCCCAATAAAATGTGCCTCCGCCATAGTTAGGCACGCTGCCGCCACTAGTGCCTGCCCAGCAGTCAACGCCCGGAGTGCAAGCTGTATAAGACCCACTCCAAGTTCCTGTAAGAAGATTCTCTGTCTCAGATGATTGACTATTAGCCGCCGAGGAAACTAAAAGTGAGAAAAGCAAGGAAACCAAGTATAATGATTTCACCTGACTCAGGATTTCTCTTAGCATTAGGTTCTTCCTTATCAAACACGATAGCATTTGGTTCGTCTATATCAATCCACAAGTTTCTTGCATCTTCACCTATTTTTCCATCAATCGGACAAGGAGTTCCGGCATACCACATTGCTTGGAATACTCTTTCATCTTGACAAAGCGCTGATACAGCAGCTACCTTCATGCCCATGTCATAAAGTGTTTTAGATAGTTTTAATCTTTCACAATTCATGTCACGCACAGTGCTGCCAGCGGATAGTCCTAATATCTGCGTCTGCACAGCGCCCGACACACCTACTGTGCATAAATCGCTATTCGATGCACTTATTGCAGGCGAAATAGCACTAGGCGGCGGTGATGTAATGGTAGTATCTGATGTTGTAGTGGTTGTAACCGTACTTTCGGTTGTCGACTCTGTAACTATTGGATCTGTCTGTGCATGAGCTACTGATGCTGCACATACAAAACACAAAGCCACAAAATATTTAATAGCTTTATATGCCATATCATTCTCCCTATATATGACATACTATTTAGCGGATCAGTATTTTATGCAGTGTTTAGCTCATAGAATCGGTATACTCTGTCCCACCAAGCATTTTTCCATTCTTCAAACTCATCTGGCCAAATATCAAACTGTTGGTATTCTCCTGCTCGCGAGCACATAAAAATATGTCCTTCTTTTATATCAGTGCCATAAATTTCATTGTGTGCAATTGCATAAGCAGTTAATTGTAAAAAGTAGTCTTCAACCCATTCTACTTTCTTAGGCTTGTTTGTCTGTTTAAAGTCCATAATCGAGGGCTGGCCTTTGTAAGTACCCACAAGGTCAGTTGTGCCAGCATACAGATTAGGAACATACAGTGCTACTTCTGAGCCCCATATTTCATCTACATCAGTCAAAGCATTCATTTTAATTTCTGTTGCCATTGAGAATGCTTGCTGCGCATAAGGATTGCTGCCAGGGCTAGGCCATTCGCCATGCTCCACATAGTCCTCTAAATACTTGTGCATTCGAGTACCTACGCCTGCTGCTTCAGTAGTAATTTCTCTAGCTTTTGCTTCACCAACTCTTTTACGCCAAGCGATTAAATGAGTTTTGTCTTTTGTAGCATCTAAAATTGTTGTTACACTTGCTACTGCATTACCATCTGGTGTTAAGTATTTTCTTTGCCCGTTTACACTGGTTCTATCTATTGCTTTATAATCAAACTTGTTCTTTATTAGTGTCATCTATTTCGTCTTCGTCCCAATTATAAAAATCCATACTAGAATAAAATGGATCAACATTACTATTAGGATCGTCTTGTGCATCTACTTCTTTAATTTCTGGGATATAATGCATTAACATATTTTCAATGCCCATTTTAAGAGTCATAGTGCTGCCAGCACAGCCGCTACATGCACCGCCTAGCTCTAGCAAAAGTCTACCATCATTGAATTCTAAAAATTCAATATTGCCTCCGTGGCCAGCAACTGCCGGCTTGACTTTTTCTTCAATAAGAAGTTTAATCTCTGCTACAATATCGTCGTGGTTACGTTCAGTCATAATTCTATTATACGGTAAAATAATTAAAAGTCAACTAAAATTAGTCTTCTAGTTGTTTAGCTGCTGCTTGTGCTGCTGCTGGATCATCTTTTGCATCATAATCCTGCATGCGCTTTTCTTGATCAGCAGGCAAAGTCATTTGCTGATCTGTTTTCAATTCTATTCCGTCCTTATCAAATTGTTTAACAATTTTTTGAATTCGATTGTCTTGATCGTATGCATTGTTAAATGTATCAAAAGTAAACTGTTGCGCTCCTGCATTCGTCATTAAACGATTTAAATCTAAATTTATCACATTAGGCTTAGGATTTTTAATTCCATCAAAGTGAAGATACACAGGTTTTTCATCAGCATCGGCGTTGCCTTGCACAGTCACAAGAATTTGATAGAGTAGATCTGTATTTTCTCGCAGGATTTCTGCAAAGCGCATTTTTAGTAACTTTTCTTTTTTCTAGGTAAAGTTTTCTTACTATCAACACGACCTGTTCTGATTTCCATACTTGTAGCTTTTCTAGTTGGCTTAAACTTGCCTGATGCTTCGTCGTACATATAAACCATACCAGTTTCTTTACTAATGTAAGGTGTTTTCATTCCTTGTGAAGTAATACCACCACTTGGAGGAGTAACACTTGCACTTACATTTTCGTATGCTTTTTTCTTTTTCTTCTTCTTGCCGTAGCCTTCGCTCATTATAGTGCCAAGTCTACGTGAAAGATCAACTGATTCTCTACGTGTGCGGTCTGCTGGCTCATCCCCGCCGGCTGCGGCAGCAGCAGCACCAAACTCATCGTCTGTAGGTATATCTTCATCACCCGGGCCTTCTATGTCAGCACCCATGTCCATATCAGGTGCGCCCATTGGCTCTACTGGACCGCCTTCGCCTGTAAGTATACCAACACTTGCAACTAGCTGTTCTCTAGATTGTTCCATTGCAGCATATAAACTTTCTAGTGCAGGTTTTACAACGTCTTGGTATTGTTGTGCTGTGTCGGCTCCCATTTCATCACGGATATCGTCAGCTAGTTCTAGCATAGCTTTACTCTGCGCTTCTGCTGTGTCTTCCATCCAGTTAGTAACTTTGTTTACCATGTCTCTAGATGCCATTACTATACCAGCTCTGTCTTCAGCGCCTTCTATTAAAGCTTTGCGATCTATTATCTCAGCTTCGAGTATTTCTAAAAACAGTTGATTCTTTTGATATACATCTGACTGTGTATAATCAAAATTATTTCCTTCTACAAGTTTACTTACTTTTTCTTGTAGAGTAGACTGCATTGCTAGTAGTTGATTCAAAGAATACTCGTCTAACTCAACATCAATATTAAATCTTTCAACAAGATTGTCTTTTAAATTTGTTAAAGTTGGCTTTTTATTCATATCTTTTATGTTCATGGTGCTGCTTCCAATTGTTTAGTATATTTATCAATTTGTATGTAAAATATCTAACAGTTCAGATACTGCATTATCAATTTTTGCAGTACTTACATCTATTCTTACATCAAGCACAGATTGTGCTAGTGGATCTTTTGATTTCTTGCTTGCGTTTTTATAAAACAAGCAGTCATTAAAATTCTTATGTATAATATTATCTAATTTTTTTATTTGGAAAAGTTTGTCCTCGTGAGTATTAGATAACTTTGCTAAAGTAATTGCTGCTACTTTTGAAAATGTCTCAGCTACAAATTTTTTGTTGTAAAAAGTTTTATACCCATATTTGACTTTTCTTACGCAAGAACGTCCTATGTAGATGTTATTTCCTTTTTGATAAGGAATATTGGAAACATCTACGCTATTCAGGAGCTCTTTTAAATGGGGTATGACAGTATTCATTTCGCTTTACCAGTATATGTCCGTCTTCTTTTATTTTATTTACTAGATTTTTACGTTCTAGAGTATTAAATATGACTTCTTCACGTTCTGTCAAACTGTCAATAGGAACTGGCAATCCAAGTTTATTCAATAGATCTTGTTCTTCGTTTGATCGTTGAATCTCGTAACTAAGGATTAGTTCATTGATCTTCATGTGGCTACGCCTGTGGTTGGTGTAGTAGCAGTAGGCATAGTTTGTGCTGTCGGCGCAGTGGTAGGTGTTGTTTGTGCCGGCTGAACAGCTTTTGAATTTTGTGCTGCTATCACTGCCTGTGCAGCCTTTCTTTCTTGGCGTTGCAGTTCTGGCAATTCTTCTGTTTGTGCTTTACGTATTTCATCACGCTTGACTCGCACTGCCTCCCTCGCCTGCTGCAAAGCTGTGTTTGCTGCTAGTACAGGGTCTTGCTCTTGTAGCACATCTTCTTGCTCTTTTAATAGATCTATAACTTTCATCTTCTTTTATTCAACCCTTGTGCTAATCTTTTACTTGCTGGATTAATGCGTTTTGTGCGCTTTGCTCGTCTTGCCATTACCTTGCCTAGTCTTGCTCTAGTAACTTTCATTCGTGCACTTCGTGCCACGTTAGGAGCAGCATGGCATGCTGTGGGAGAAGAAACAATGCGTCCGTGTCGCTTTCCGCCACTACATCTATATTTACGTACTAAAGTTTGACCTTTTCGTCCCCAAATTTGTTTTGCTTCTTGCATTTGCTTATCCTAACTGAAATATTAGCACAACTATAGTAGATAACAATCCTGCCATTATAGTGCCAGAGGCTGTAATAATAGTGCCAATCACAGTTTTATTATTACGCTGTATAACTTCATTTTGTGATTGAATCAATTCATGCACTTTTGTTACACTCTCCTCTACCTGCTCTAGTCTACTTTCTAAAAACTCGTAGCGTTGAGCACATAAGTCTACATGCGCTTCTAAATTTTCTTTTTCTAAACTTGTAGTGCTCATTGATATTCCTAATGATAATATATTTATGCTACACTTAGAAAAAGAATATTCTGTAGTTCATTGTCTTGGGTGTAAAAGCAAGGAATAGCAAATTCCACAGTTTCGTCTAGATCTATTAAAAAAGGCACTAGATCAAAGTCATTAATTAACATGTCTAATGTAATAGAATCAGGTATGTTAGGTTCAAATTCAATTACCCAAACTTTCTGTGTGCCTTTGTATCTCGATCCAAATTGCGTATCACAATCTTCGTCTTTTATCAAAAAATGAATGTTTTCAGGATTAGCTCTAAGTCCAATGGTTTGAATTACTGTGTCGCAGTTATCTTGTTGAAAAGATTCTTTATTATGTCGTCGACGGATACCTGTGTCAGTAATGTCAACAAGGGTTTTTACTTGAAAGCGCATCAACTATTTAAGTCATAAAAAAAGCGCCACTGTAAAAGTGACGCTTTTTTATTCAACACAAATAAGCTTATTATGCTACAGTGATGCTTGTTCCTAGTGTACAAGCTGTGTCTGTACCACAACCATCTAGCGCACCAACTCGTGCAGCAATAGAAGCTGCGTCTGAGTGGCTTGCATCCATAATTAGGTGTACAACACCAGTACCAGCGTTTGCACCAAACACTAGTAGTGGGTTAAGTTCTCTTAGAATAGTATCATATACAGAACCATAAGCAGCGTCTACAGCACGTAGGTCAACTGCTGTGTTGTCGCCGTTAGATGTAGAACGAACAGTTAGCAGGAAGCTTTGTACCTGGTTTGTTGAAATCAGTGAGTTTACCGCATGGGTACCACCGTTAGCTGGGGTTACGTCAAATGTTACAGCCATTTTTTATCTCCTAAAATGTTTCAAGACCGGAATGATCTTGTTAAAAGTATTTAGCAAGATAATAAAAAAAACTGGTTTTGACTAATTTATTTGTTAGATTTTTTAATTCTACTGTGTAGAACTTTAAGCTGCTGTATAGCTGTTGGTCCCGCTTGAATAAAGTCATGAATCATCTTAATAATAGGCAAATAACTTTGTATATAATTCAGTGGAGAATTAGTGTTTTTGAACGAACGTTCAACAAATTTGTGAGCTAATACCATGTTGTCGCTGCCTACAAGCATTCTGTAGTATGCCATATCTTTAGTAGATCCTGCATCAAAGTCAGCTTGGCTTATTTCAATTTCTGTATCCCTTACAGAACTTACTTCTAAACGATTTTTGCCTACCCATCGAGAAAAGTCATCTATAATATCACTAGAGCGTAGTTTTGCTCGAGCAGCAAATAAAAGTTTGGTTACTACTTCTTTGCGCTGTTGCACAGAAATTTTTGTATAGTTTGCTAGTAATCTACGTATAAAACTATAATCTGATATCTGTGCCGCAAGACTTTTTTGTAGTTCATAAAATAAACTGTATGAATTTATTTTAGGATCTCTTGGATTATTTTTAATTTGTGTTAGATGTCCAGCAAGTGTTGCGATAGGTAAATGTGTATTACGTCTAACTTTTTTAGCTGCACCTGGATCTTTCAACTTATCCATTGCTGCGTTATCGCCAGTTACAAAATATATGAAATTGTAAAGGTCAGTATTTGCAATTTTAAACATTTTATAACCGTTGTAGTCTAAAGTTTTATCTAAATACCTATTAAGAAAATTATCATTTTCATTATCGTATCGCATTACTTCAATAATACATACAGTCAAAAACAATTTTTCACAGCAGTCGGAATATGTAAGTGATTTTTGATCACTTTCATTTCGCACCATTCGTGCTTCGTGTATTTCTTTAATGAACTCCATCATTTTATGCCGCTCAGCTTTTGGATTTGATTTAGCTCAATGCTCTTTGCTTCTCTTTGCACTTGCCTATTAGCAGCAGTGAAACCCGATCTATCAACTAATTTTATAGCACCTTGACTATGATCTAACACATATCCTTCGCCGCCTGAAGCATCACCAATTGTCGCTTTAATAGCTGTATTATGTGAGTCAAACTGCTTGATTATATCATTTTTAATTTGCATAATTTGATCTACAATTTTCCACATACCACTAAACGCACTTTGATGCTCAGTAATATACTGTTGAATACGCTGCTGTTTAGCAGGTGACACTTTGCTAGTTCCTAGCCAATTTACAAAATCAGATCCTAGATTTGTAAGACCGCTGTCTACTTTTCTATTAAGATAGGTATAGAAAATCATAGGCAGGTCTTTCATCTTTAATCTTGTTAATCGTTCGGTATTCAACATATCGTCGATTTGTGCACCATATTGTGTAATACCACTATTTGCATCATTTACATGACTGTCGTTGACATTAGGTGCACGTTCAACAGTTACAGGAGGAAAATACAGTACTTCACCTGTATTCATTTGATTGAGTATACTTTGAGGCACCGTAGAATCTTTACCGTCGGGTGTCATAAACCTGTGCACCACTACTCCACTTTTACTAGCTGCTATGTTTTTTCCTATTTCACTCGATGCATCAATAGAGTAGGTAACAATATTAGGCGTGAATACAAAGTTACCATTTTGTTGAGGTGGAGTATCAAAATACAGTAGGTCACCTTTTAAATATCCTATTACATGCTGAGGAAAACTTTTTTCATAAAGGTTATAAAGAGCAGACATCTTACTTGCAAATATTTTTTGTGCTTCTGCGTTATTTGGGTTACGTCTACTAAACATTGCATTTACTGCGGCAGCGCTTGTGGGCTTACCGTCGTAACCTTTAGCTGCAAAGCCACTTTTATCTGTTAAAACAAAATCACCGTTTTCATTGCGTCCAAAAATTATAGCCGGCGATCCGTCCCACTTGATAGTAACATCTTTGTGCCTGCCTTGTTCTAAACCTTTTAGCGCATCAACTGCACGAAGTGCACCTTTAGACCCTTCCCAAAAAATTAAATCTTCTGCGTGTTGTATACGTGCTTCTGCCCCTTCATTCAAGGTAAACTTAACATCTTCAAATAGTTCTATAACTTTCATTAGATAGCTCCGGCTAGTTCACGCAAACGAGTTATATCTTTGCTTTCAGGTAATTGGATACCTTTTTTTGCAAAAGTTGCTTCTGCATCGGCTACTAATTCTCTGTAATCTATACGGTTACGTAGTTTTGTAAGAATTGTTTCTACACTTTCTAAGTCATCTGCTTGTGCATTTGGACCAATTAGGTGTTGCGCAATTTCTTGCGGATTTTTAGATATCACTTGATTAGACTCTCTATCAATCAAGCCGTTTTGAGAACTCCATTTCATTCCTTGCGCAGTAGCAATACTGCTCATCAGTATTTGCCTGTCGGCTCCAGAATAAGCTGTACCTTCGTTAGAACCTGCCATACTCCATTTCATCCATTCTGGATCGCCAAACATCAAATCAGTTTGTACATAGCCATTTGACTCATCACCAAGAATAGGTGTAAGAAAATGCACACTGATACCTGTCTTACGAATCCATGTTTTTGGATCTTTACCATTCTTTTTACACCAAGCTGCTAATTTATTCACAAGTTCATCTTTTGAAACATCTTGCTGATTTACAGCCACATCTAAGTCTCCACTGGTTTCTTTACGTCCAGTAGATCCTAACATAAAATCTTCATGTGGTAAACCTGTAATTTGCTCTAGCCATTGTAAAGTAGGTAATACATCTGCTTTATTGATTCTCTGTGTTAATATTCTACCTTCAGGATCTTTGAATATGTTTCCGCCTTCATTAAGGATTTTCATTTTTGCTTTCCCTTATTGTGCGTTTTAGACTGCGATTAAATTTTTCAATGTCACCTGTTTTCAAAGCATTGATAAACTTTTTTTCTAGTTTTACGCCTACTTCGGTGCCATACTGATTGTCTATACGAGACATAAGATTTATAACACTTTCTAAAATGTTTGCAGCTGATGCTTCTATCATAGAGTCAGGATCTTGACTTCTATAACTTTGTAATTCTTCTAAGATGGATCTTGTCTTTTTACGCATGCATTTATTTAGCTGCTGTTACATAAATAGTTTTGGGAATGGAGGGCAACCCAATGCACATGAAATCACTACGGGTCTCGGGAAGAGGCCACGTTCTTGCGAAACTATCTGAGTTTGTTTATCAAGAACCGGAAGAAGCAGAAAAATTAGTTAAAGAATTTGGTTTTCATACTTTTGAATATTATAACAGAGACGGGGCACAAGCATATAGATTTGAAAGTGATTCAGATGTAGTGTTTGCATGCCGTGGTACTGAACCAGGTAATTTTAATGATATGCTTGCAGATTTAGATGCAAGAAAAGAAGACAGCGAAACAGTAGGTAAAGTACATAAAGGCTTCAAACGTGAAGCTGACGACATTTGGGAGATGATTTACGAAGATTTAATTGCTCTCAATGAGGATAAAAGAAACTTATGGTTTACTGGACACAGCTTAGGTGCTGCAATGATTACTATTATGGCAAGTAGAGCGTGGGATGATGACGCATTGCCAGATCCGCTTGAACTACATACTTTTGGATCTCCAAGAGCAGGCGACGCAGTATTTGCAGACAGCATGAAAGACAAAACGCATTATCGTTGGGTAAACAATAATGATATTGTTACGATGGTTCCGCCAGCGTTTATGGGCTTCAAACATGCAGGTACTGAAAAATATATAAATTCCGATGGTCTTGTAGTAAAAGTAGACTTTGTAAAAAAACTTATAGATCGTTGGAATGGCTTAATGGGCAACAAAATGGATATGATAAACGACCACACTTGTAGCCTATACGCAAAGCACTGCAAAGCAAATTAGTAATATTACTGTAACTTATGCACGTAACGCAAAGATCGTTTGCATGAAAAGGGGCTATTAAAGCCCCTTTTTTATGTTATAGTTGATGTAAATAGAGTTAGTAAAAACTTTTTCTTTCTCTAGATTTTACTACTAAACTTACAAAAAAGGACTTAATAGATGTTAAACATAGGACGGCTCTTCGAAAAAAGAGCAAGAGACGCTGCCCTTGACCAATATGTAGCGTTCGAATATGGCAGAGAAATTCGTAGTTTGATGCAAAATGGCATTCCACGTGATACTGCTATTCGTGGAATTCGTGATAGGATTAAAAAGTAATGAAAATTATACATCAAAAAATAAAAAAATTTTTAACCCTATTTGAAATGCCTTGGGAAGTAAATTTTCATGGCACAATAATCGGAACTGACAACGATGCGTAAATTTATTAAGTCTCTTTTTGATAGACGTTCTGACGAAGAACGTTATTTGGCTAATGCTCATGACATTTATGATCTTGAGAATAGGCAGCAAATGTTGAATAGGGGAGAAGCTCCTTTTCAAAAATATTATAAAACAACACTAGATATATGGAACCATAACTAATGAACTCATTTTGGAAAGGCGTTGGCAACGCAATGAAAGCTGTAGGCGAAGCTAGAGCACGTAGAGCGCTAGCTCGTTATCAACATATACTAGACTATCACGGTATAAGTATTACTGATACAGATAATAAGAATAAAAAAGGAGCCTAGTGCTCCTTTTTTTATATATACTGCTTCCAACTTTCTTGCCGCAGTTCAAATTTTAATTGTTTCCTTTTGTGTACTAGCTCATAATAATCTGGCCTATACGGCCGTCGTAACGGACTGACATCAGTCCGACTACCTTTTTTAACGTTGCAGCTTTTACATGCAGTTACAATATTAGTCCAATTTGTTTTACCACCTTTAGATATTGGCAATACATGATCTAATGTAAGATCATGTTTTGAAAATTCATTCCCGCAGTATTGGCAAGTGTTCATATCACGTAGGTACACATTGTTTTTTGAAAATCTAGGATGTGTTTTTCGCTTATACATATCTTTTAACATGATCACAGCAGGCACACGAGTTTCCCAACTTGGGGAACTTACAATCCAGTCATCATACCATTCTAA